CAAATTTCCCTTTATCTTTTAAGTAACTTATTTTGTTCATAAACTCAACTAAGTTCCATTTATATATTGTGTCCCAACTTACCCTTTCATTTAATGCACATTGGTCTATGTTATACTCCCAACCCCATTGTTCAAGAAATCCTGAAACTCTTTGTCGTTCTGTATCTCTTCCATCGTCTGAGCTAACAATTGTTGGTTCCTCTCCAAATATTCCTGGATAAGTTTCTCGCATTGACTGTAAAATCTTAGCGAAAAAAAAACCGCCCCTAAAACGTCGCCTATTCTTTTGGATAACATTTTGTTGGATATGTACTCATGCTTTTTATGATCATAAGCTCCGTTAATTGGCTTATAAATAACTGCTAATAATTCATTCAATTGTGCTTCATTCTTATAAAGAGAATAGAAGTCAACCATTTGATTAACAGATATATTGGTAAGTTCAACTGAAGGACTGTAATACTTAAAACCTATTCTTAATTTACGCTTAAAATCTAAGTCAGTAGGCACTTGTTTTAAGAATGCTATTTTGGACATTATGTAGTTAACGTCCATTAGTTCAACCTCTTCTAATGTTTTGCCTGTTACAATAGACATTTCATTAGCTATCTTATCCAATGGCTCCATGTCCTTAGGTAACTTTGCTAAGCTAATATATTGTTGAACTGTTAGGTCTTCAAATCTCATTGTTTTAAAGTATTAAAAATTAATAAAAGGGACTTATAATAATTCAATCTTAGACGACTTATTAATCTTATTTAAGGCTATGTATCTAAGGGCGTCAATGGCATGGTTATCTTTATCAATTGGAGTTCCTAATTGTTTACCCTCTTTGTCAACCGCCCACCGCCATGTTCTAAACTCTTTGATTAGATTAGTACTTGACTTAGTTATATTGATTGTGTATTGTTGGAGTGTGTCAATTGAATTACGGATTGAGTCAGCTCCCTTTAATGCGGGATAAATGTTTTTAAACCCACCTCGATAAACGTCTTCAATAGATTTAGGTTCGGCACTATCCGCTATTATATCGGCATATCGATTAATACCTAATTCATTCATTCTAAGTACTATGTCGCTATTGGTTAAACCCGTTTGGTATATTAGTTCATTAACGTATAATTCACCGTTGTAACGGTAACATTCGATTAAAGTAGTTGGGTCGTTTGTAAAACCCCAGTCCATTCCGTATGATATAAATTCAGCGTTAGGTGGTATTGCATCAACCTCATTCCAATTCTCAAAGATAACGCCTTGCAAGTTACCAATGTTACCTAAGCCGTAAACATTCCAAAGATTAGCCCAATACTTATTCTTTACTTCGCCATTCTCATAATAGCCATTAGTGTAATAGTTTAATATTTCACTCCTTTCGTTTTCAGATAGTAGTTCGTTGTCTTGAAAAGTAAGTTGTAGAAAGTCGCAATCGGGACGTCCAACAACATCGGTGTCAATGTAGAACTCAGCATCGGGATTGTAATCGGCATAGACTTGGCCAGCACGTGAAGCTACTTGCCTATAACTTTCAAAGTCAATCTTATTAACCTCATTGAAGTATGCGACATCGGAACGTAAACCTTTACCGACATCGGACTTGTCTAATCCAATAAACTTAATGAATGAACCATTCGGAAAACGATATAAAGTACCCGCTAAGAAACGTGAATCGTCATAGATGCCTATTAACCTCATTAGCTTAACGAAGTCTTTAATAACCGTTAAACGCATCTTAGTTAATTCGGACGATAGTATCAGTATTTCTTTATCTGGCTTTGATGCTGCGTGGTTAATTAACAATATCAATATTGAAATCGTTTTACCCGCACCTTGCCCACCTCTTATTACTTTAATCCTTTTCTTTAAAGATGCTATCTTAAGTAAGGAGGTTGTCTTTTGAATCATCCAATGGATCTAAGTTTAAAACACTAATTGAAGTATTAACATTTGAGTCAATCTTATCCGACCAACCTAATTTATTCTTAGCATAGAATATTCCTTTGCCCTCATTAGCAACAATATCGCCAGCTAAGGACTGAAATAACTCGTCTATATTTTTTATAGTGTTACTTTTAAGCTCACAATCGCCTTTACGCCACGCATAATAAGTTTTACGTGCAATTGTATCAAACTTTAATAAAGGTAGCCATACGTTAAGAAAATAGGCTATTGTAGGTATATGCCTTTCTTGTATTTCAACTATCTTACCTGAACCTGTTGCAACCTCTTTAGTGTGTGCTAAACATTCTCTGATGTATTCATTAGCGTAGTCTTCTAATGAGTTTATGAAATCTACTGACTTATTGTTTCCCATTATGGTAATTTAAATGATATTATATATTTAGTTTTTTCTTTATAAAGACTTAATTTAAGAAAATAGACACCGAATATTTTATATCCGTCAATCCATTTCATGAGTTCAAAATTAAAGTATTTATGAATCTTAGTCATTATTCCAAAAGTTTATATTTTCGTATTCGTCCTGCATTAATTAATTAAGTTATAAAGTTCCTCATTAGTATGTGATAGTATGCACCTATTCATTTCGTCATCATTTTGGATGTGTTCTGGACGCGGACTGATTAAAGTAGGTGGCTTGTGTATTTCATGTAATCCCCAAACTATTTGTTTGTGATTATCTTTAGTGTAAAAAAAACAGATATGTCCCATAGTTGAAAGAATATCAAACTCTTTAACATCGACTAAGGTTTGTGTTTTATGATCATAAACCTGTTTTTTATATCCTAATTCTAATAGGTAATTCTCAAAGCTCATCGTCTACTACTTTTAAAACTCGGTAACCTCTATATTTTTTAACCTCACGTTTCAATTCAGCACAAAGTTGTTTGTATTGGTCTGAATCCATTGCAAGTACTTGACGTTTCTTTAAATGATTATCAGGTAGCTTAGCTATATGATAGTCTAATAATTCAGTTACTGTTACATCCATGTTATTGTTTTTTAAATGTTTATAATTTTATCCAATCTTCAAAGTTTAATATTTTCATGTTTTCTCTATCACATCTTATAGCAAATATTGCGTATTCATGTGCTTTTTTATTTTCAATTTCTTTGGCTTGTTCAATAAGCTCATTAGTAATTGTTCGATGTAAAAAAATTTCATGATATTGGTCTTTCCAAATTATTTTTTCTAATAAAAATTCAACTGCTGATACTTCCATTATTTAGATTTTTTAGTTGGTTTCTCTTTAACTTCCCATAGTTCATTATCAACTGCATACTTGTATATCTTATCAAATATACTGTTTTCGCCACATGTTAAGCATTTAGTTAAGTCAATTGTTTCGCCTGTAAGCTCTGAGTATTCATTAACGATGCCTAACATAATTGAATTGGATGCGTCTGGTTTGTTACCGTATGCAACCACCCCTAAGATAAATTCTTTGTTTTCCTTTATCATAACTTTACGTTTGTTTTTATTTGTTTAATAATTCGTGCCTTGTTTCTTTTTACTAATCTATAATTTATATCGAGTTCCTTTGATATTTCGGTGAGCTTTTTTCCAGCTAAATTTTCAAATAGAATGAAGACGTCTGACTCTTTAATATTTTTGTTAGTGTTTAAAAAAGTAAATACATTCTCAAAATCTGTGTCTAATTGATAATTATAATTATTATCTATTTGATTAACATTATCAGTTGACTTGAATGAGTTACACATTTCAAATAGTACGTTATCTTTGCCGTTAAGACAAAAGGAACGGGATTGATTATTAGCTTTGCCAAACATAACAGAAAATGTAAAAGCCTTTAAATTGTTAATCCTGTTAAACTTTTCGTCTTCAAGTGAATATAAATATAAAAACGTTTCCTGATATAAGTCTTCCCAAATAAATCGATTATTGCATAGCTTTCTAGCATTAGCTTTTAAGCTTGCATCTTTGTATAAATCGGATATTTGTTTTTCTTTTATCAATTACAATATTATAAATTTATCCATAAATTCACTTTTAGTAACCTGTTTCATTTGAGTAGTTCCTTTGGTAATATCGTCAAAGCAAATGGTTATTAAGTCTGAGTTAATATCCCAAGTTGATAAGAATAAATTAGTCTTAACATTACTACTATCTTTTAATCCTAAATAAATCATAATACAAATATATAAATTAATTACAATAAATAACAAATTGCCAGCCATTTATATTTACTTTTTGGCAAATTGGCTTAATAAATAGTATTTCAAAGTATTTCATATTAGAATGGATTATCTATATTGTTATTAATTAAATCAGTTGTTTCATTTAAAAAGTTGGTATTATCAATTTGTTTTGGAGCTTCAATA